GCGGCCGATTGGATGCCGGAGAATCCCTGAATCAGATCGGTCGACCCGTCCAGATTAGAGCGGGTATACGGCAGCGCAACAGCGCCGCCGGCCGGAACCGCAGCCGAGCCGGTACCGGTAACGGTTGGCGGGGTCGACGTTTGCATCCCCATGTACGTCAGGGCGACGACGATGACGCTATAGGTCGAGCCGTCGGCCAGCGTTCCGCCGGTCGTAACGGGCGTTCCTGCCGGCGTTGACGCCGTGCCGAGCAGGAGTGACGAATTCGCGCCGATGTCCATGCGCTCTTCGCCTTCCATCACGCCCTGCAGCGTCGTGGTCGCGGCCAGGGCCATCAGGTCTTCGAACGTCACGGCCGCTAGGTACGCCTGCTCGGTGACGAAATTGTCTAGGCCGGACGTGCGGAACGGGGCCGTTTTGTCGACGACCGTCTGCGCCATCGCTGCGCCGCGGTGCCCTTCGCTCAAGCCGATATTGATGTTCGTCGGGTTGATCGCGGTCAGCGAGCGCCAGTTCGATTGGATGCCGGTGCCGCCGGTAACGCGCGGGATCATGTTGCGAAATTCGGTCGTTACCGGGTAGAGCAGACGCGCGCCTTGCTCGAGGTCGTACTGCGCCAGGCCGGACGTCGCGCTCGACGGCTGCGTAAACGCCTTCTGCATCGATTGGCCGAAGCGCTTTTGCAATTCTTCCGGCGGGATCGCGTTCGGCGAGCCGTCATCCTTGAACAGACACGACTTCATCATCTTGATACCGATGGCGGGGTCGACGCCTTTCTTCCACGGCGTTTCCTTGAACAGTTCCAGAACGTTAGGGCTTACTGATTCCATGATGGTCTGCTCCTGCTGCGATTGCGGTTAGGTTAGAGGTTGTCGAAGGCCCGGCTATGCAGCAGCAGCGGCCGCCAGTTTGAGTCGTTTCTGCGCGTACGACGTAACGTAATCGACGCTTCCGTCGCCGTTGTAAACGTGATCCGCTTTCGTGAGTTCCGGGTACATCGGAATGTCGGCGAGCGTCGCCGCTTTCGTTGCCGGATCGCCCGCGACCTGCTTCGTGACGGCGCGGAGCATGACGTGGGGAACCGGCTGCGATTCGTACTTTTTGACCTTTTCCTTCAGTTCGTCGACCGCTTTTTGCAGCGCGACGACGTCGGCAGACTTCGCGAGGTCGTCGACCTTAGCCGCTTTGCCGGCCGAGCAGTCCGCGCCCATCGATGCGGCATGATCGTGAATCGCCTGCACCTTGTCGGCGTGCGCCGCGGTGAACCGTCCGACCTTGGCGATGATCGCCGCCTTGACGGCTTCGGGCGTCTTCAGGCCCTTGCGCTCGTCGTCGCTCAGTTCCGCGTCGGCGAGCTTCATCAGATCGACCAGCAGCAGTTCCGGGTCGGCGAGCGCCTTTGCCAGCGTGCCCGCCTTGGCGAATGCGGCCATGATTTTCGTCGTATCGTCGGCGTCGTCGTCCGGTTCCTTGTCGTCGGCTGCGTCGCCTGGCTTCTCGCCCTTTTTCTTTTTGGCATCGGCCGCTTTGGCGATCATGTCGAGCACGTCGGCCATCGTAAGGCCATTCGTCGCCATATCCTTCGCGAACTGCTCGATCTGCTCCTCGGTGCCTTCGATCTTGTATTCGGTATCGGCTGCCTTGAATGCCTTTTTCTCGACGACGCCGTCAGCCTTGACGACGTCAAAAAACTTGGCCGTCGGAATGCACGGCGAATCGACCAGCGAGCCTTCGGCCGGGTCCGCGATGTACCGCTTGTAATCCTTGCCGTCGATCTTTTCGGCGGTCTTTTCGCCGACGTACGAGCCGCCGATCGAGAAACCGGTATAGACGCCTTCCTCGACCTTCGCCCATTCTGCGTCGTCGACGACCTTCGAGCCGACGTCGATCGCTTTCTCGGCGTCGTTGAAGTTCACCGCGATGAACTTGCCCGCGGCCGTCTTGCCGTGCATGGCGCGTAGATTGCCGAGCGACTTGCCGTCCGTCGCCTTAGCGAATCCGTCGCTCCACGCTTTGAAGTACGGCTTGCTGCCGGCATAGTCGAATATCTCGCCGGAGCGGTCCGGGACTTCGTGCGCCAGCCGGCCCCAGACTTCGCGACGGGCGACGTCGATTTTCGTGATCGGTACGAATAGGTTAAGTGCCATCGCGGTTACTCCTGGGTTTCGAGAATCAGCGGACCGTTAGCGAGCGCAGCGCCGACGACCTCGGGGATGTTTATCTGATCGACTTTGACCAATCGCATGACGGTCATTTCGTGATCGTCGCTCGATTCGCTCGGCCCGGTGCAGCAAGGCTCGCCGATCCGGTCGTAGGCGAAGTGCTTGGCGCAAACCGGGCAACGAAAGGTGTATCGCTTACGCATAGGTGTAGCCGTAAACTCCGCCGTTGATGTCGGTGGCGTTGGCGAAGCCTTCGAAATAGTCGTTGTTCTGAACCGTGATCCACGTATTCAGAACGTAAGGTACGTTCGCCGTCAGCGCATAGGCGTCGAGAATCTTCTGCGCTGTCGTATCCGCCGCAACCGAGCCTTGCTCGATCGTCACCGTGCGCGCCGCGGTCGGCGTGTTGACGATGACCGTGCGCACGATGCCGAACGTGCCCGCGCCGCCGGTGTTCTGGTAGCGCCATGTCGCGATATTGGCCGCGCCGTTGCCGAACGCCTTGGCGGTGATTAGCGTCGCTGGTGTATAGGTAGCCATCTATTCCTCTTGAGTGGTATCGCCGAAGTCGACGACGGGCACGATTACGCAGCGGCAATTCGGGTGCGCTGGCGGCGCATCGTCGCCGCTCGGATATTCGTCATCGAGCGCGAGCACGCCATCGCCAGCTGCGCCGGCTGCAGCGTTCTCCAGGCAATCTTCCTCGACCAGATCATCCTCGGCCGTGACCCATTGCTTGCGCTCGACGACGCCGGAAGCCTTGTAGCCGTTCAGCGCGCCAGCGTTGGCGGCCATCTGCGTTTCGGTGCGCGCGATCGTCATGGCGCGATCGTCGCTAAAACCGTACGAATCGGAAATTGCACCGGCGAGCTTGTCGTTGCTCCAACCTCCTGCGATAGCCTCGCCCACACTGGACCGGAGAAAATCCCGAGTGGTCTGGTCGATTGCCCATTCTGCGTTCGGGTTTTCGACCAGTCGGCCGAGTTCGTCATACCGCATTCCGACGAGTTCTGCCGAACGATCGCGAGCATATGCGCGGGCGTAATCGTTGACGACGCCGGCCGCGCCTTCGGCGGCTCGCGTTTCAATTCCAACCGCGGCGAGGGCGGCGTAACTCCCGTCCTCGACGATAGCGGCCAGAATGGCGTCCACTTCGCCGACGAGAATCGACCAGCCCGTAAAATCGACTCCGGCAATGATCTGCTCGAGGGCGTCGCTTTCGTCTTGCGACAAGTCGGCCTTGCCGAGCCGGGCGCGCTGGCGTGCGACGTCGGCCGCGAAGCGCGGTGCAGCGTGCCGGAAGAATGCGTGAATTGTCTTGGCGAGAGCATCGCGCCGCCTCAGTAGCGAAGCCCGGCCAGGGTCGAGCGCGGCCCGTATTTGCGGACGCCTTTTCCCATCTTGCCGGGCACCCCCGGCCCCGGTTTAGGAGCAAGCGCGGCCTGCGCTTTCGCTTCGTCGGCGCTGCGCTTGTCCGCTTCGGCCTGCTGGTCCGGCGGCAGGACGGTCGCGGTCGCGGCCGGCGAGTAGTTCGGCATGTCCATCTGCGCGCGCATATCGGCCGCCATCGCATCCATGCCGAGCGCCTGGCGTATCTCGTCCGGGTGCATCGCCTTCATCGTCGCGTAGAGGTTGAACCGCTGCGCTTCCTCGAGCGGGTCGGTCGCGACTTCCTCCTCCCAGCGGAAGACGACATCACGACGACCGAACTTGAGCAGGATGACGTGATTCATCAAGTCGGCGAGATACGATGCGTACGGCAGCGAGCCTTCCTCTTTCTGCTGCTCGGCGTGCGTCTGCCCGGTCGCGCGGTTCATCATCTTGACGAACGGCATCGGCGACAGGCCGAACGCAAAGCACATGACGCGGATCAGCCATTCGTCGGTCGCGTCGGTCAGCGCCGCATCCTTCGGCTGATACGGCTTGCTCTGCGCAGGGACCATGATCGCGCCGCGGCGATTGCCGAGATTGCCTTTCAGCACCGAATCGAACCAGACCTGAAACTCGGCGATCTGATTCGGATTCCATGTATCGGGCGTGCCGATCAGCATATCGGGCACGCTGCCGGCGGTGTAGTAATCCTTGAGGAAATCTTCGCGCAGAATCCCGATCTCGAGCGTGCGGATGATCTGCTCGATCGGGCTAAAGCCGTACGGAATATCGACGCGGGGGTTGCGCGGCTTGTAGAGCAATTCGGGGAACGGCTCGCCAAAGCCGTCCAGCGGGATCGGCATTCCGCGCGGCACCGGCTGGATGTAGTCGATCGCCGGCAGACCTTTCAGCACCTGCTGATACGCCGGCCCGAACTCGGGCGGCGGCAGGCGGCCGTCCGCCATGACCTTCGGCGTGAATAGCGAGCCGTCCAGAATCTCGAGCGCGTAGAGGTCGCCGCCGTTCGTCGGGCGCAGCCAGATCGCGGGCGCGTCATACACCAGCACTTGCTCGAGCAGCAGGAACAGCCAGTCGCGCCAGGTATTGACGCGGTTCGGATACGCCAGGAAATCTTCGATCGCGTCCATATCGGAATCGCGCGCGGCTTTCTTATCGCGCGGGCCGATCGTCCACGACATCGTCGCGAGCTCCTCCTTCACGCGCTCGATCATGACGCGCACAAGATCGAACTCGGCCATCGCTTTCAGGAACGGAAATCCGATCTTGAGGCCGGTGCGCGGCGTGACGCGCGTGTTATAACCGACCGGATAGTCCCACTGCCGGCCGATCGCGCCGAACGCTGGCGCTTGGGCGATAGGCTGTAGCGGCTGCTGCGGCGGGAATAGAACCGAGCCGGCGTCAGCACCCAGGATGCGAATAGCGAACGCCTGGAGCAAGCGCCGGCCGAATGGCGCAACGGCGCTCGGCGCGCCCATGTTCGACGTCGGCGGGAACTGCGGCGCGTAGAGCGGCGTCTGCGTCCCGCCAACAAGCGAGGCCGTGCCATCGCGATACGCCTCGATCAGCGTCGGCGTCGGATACTCGAACGGCGGCGAGTCGGTTGACGCTTTCGGCTTCGGATTCGGACGCGCCATTTACGCCGCCTTCGGCATATGGTCGAGCAGCGCCGTCAATCGCTCGCATTGCTTGATTCGGCGCTGGCGCTGACTTTCGGCGGTCTGTCGCGCCAGGGCGCGCATACAGTCCTTACACCATGACGCCAGACCATCTTTACGCCTGGTGTTCGCGTGAAAATACTCGTCCGTCCGCGGAAATGACTTCCGGCACCCGCCGCATAGGTGCATCCGCGGCTCCATCAATGCCCCCGCCCGAACGCGCGCGGCGTTTCCGGCAGCGCGGGAATCTGGTGATCGACGTTCATCCGGTTCGCAATCTGCTCGATCATTCCGCACGCGCCTTGAAGCTGCAGCGCTAGCTCGAGGATGCGCGCCTCGGCAAGCGCCAAGCGCCATTCGTAGCGACCGTTGCGATAGACGGCCGGGGTCAATGCTTCGCCTTCGCCGGCAGGTGCAGCGTCGAGCCTGGCACGGCTTTGTCAGCCGGTCCGCCATAGACCGCGCCCTGCTGCTGCGCCTTCTCGAGCTTTTCGACGCGCGCAAGCAGGTCGCGGACGTGGCCCTCGAGCACGTCGATCCGTTCGTAAGGGGTAGGCATATATCAGCCGATCGGACCGGTTGGCCCGCCTGCGCCCGTTGGCCCCGTCGGTCCGGTTGTGCCCGTCGTTCCGACGCCGCCGGTCGCGCCTTGGCTCTTTCCGGTGTTTCCGGTTGCGCCCGTCACGCCAGTCGTACCAGTCGACCCGGTCGCCGATGTACCCGATACGCCGCCGGTTGCCCCGGTGACGCCGGTCACGCCATTGGCCCAGTTCCAGCCGTTCGCGAGCAGGCCGCGATTGAATGCGGTCGGCGGCAGCGATACCACGCCGCCGGATACCGCGTAGAGAATGCCGTCCGCGCCGATCAGCTGCGTCACTCCGGCCGGCGCTGCGAGGATGATATTTGGCATCGCTTATGCTCCTGTCGGGCCAGTCGGACCCGTTGCGCCCGTAGCGCCTGTTGCGCCTGTGCCGGATGTCGGCCCCGTTGGCCCTGTCGATCCTGTGCCGCCAGTGCCGCCTGTGCCGCCCGTTTTCCCGCGCCCGCCGACCGCACCGACCGCAGCGATCGCACCCGTCTGTCCGGTGACGCCCGTCGCCCCGGTCGCACCAGTTAATCCGGTGCCGGGGTTATAGCCGGCGACCAGCAGACCGGCCGGCGCATAGGCTTGCGGCATCTGCACTTGGCCGCTGGCGACCGCGTAAAAAGTGCCATTCGTTCCGACGACAAAAGCGACGCCGGACGGCGCTTGATATGTGACGTTTTCGCTCATGCTTGGCCTCTTAGAGTCCGGTCGCGCCGGTTGAACCCGTTGAACCTGTCGCGCCCGTCGCCGCCGTCGCGCCCTGCGGTCCGGTAGTCGCGCCCGTCGGTCCAGTCACGCCGGTCAGCCCGCTTGTTCCGGTCACGCCGGTTGCACCGACGCCGCCTGTTGTGCCGGCCAATCCTGCGGGGCCTTGCGGTCCGGCGCTGCCTGCGCCGTAGTTGAATCCGGTCATAAAAAGGTGCGGCGAAACTGCGCCGGCAGGCATGACGACCTGACTCGATGCCACTGGATATACGACGCCATCCAGGCCGACGACTGAACCGCCGACGTAGCCTGCTGGCACGTTTAGCGTAACGTTTGCCATTGCTTCCCTTTCATGCCGGCCAGCCCGGCGCGGTTCGAGTCGTTGACGACGGCAGCGGCGCGACTAATGTCTGCGCTGCCTGCTTTCCTGCGAGTTGCCGGTAATAGTTGAAGACGCCCATGTCGGTATCGTCCGACAGTTCCGTCAGCGCCCAGACGAGCGCGTCCATGCGGTCCGGCGAGAACGGCGACGTCAGCGGGTCGTAGTCGCACATTTGATCTTCGAGCTTCGCGAACGAGCCGACATGATGCACGCGGCCCTGCTCGTAAAGCGCTGCGATCGGCTCGGCGCGGATCATCTTGCCGCGCGATGCGGTGACGGACTTGTAGCTGACGTTTTGATCGATGGTGCGAATCGTAAGCTCGACCATCTCGCCGCCGTTGTTTGTCTCGGCGACCAAGCGATCGGCCTTGTGATCGTGGTACGACTTGACCGCGGCGCGCGCCCACTTCTCGGGCGATGCGATCAGCGATGCATCGGCGATGACGTAGTAGTGATCGCCGTCGACGCCTTGCCATCCTTGCGGTGCCGGTGCACTACCAGCGCCGATGATTCCCGTTTCGTCTGAATCTTCGCGCGATGTCACAGCTGGATCAACGGCAGTAACTACGCGACGCAGTTCCGGGGCGACAGCAACGCGCGTTGCATCGATCTGCTTGCGCTGCCATAGCGCGCCGGGATTGTCGTCGAGCAGTTCGGCGTTCAATTCCTGGCGGCCGAGGCGCGTTCCTTCGTACTTTTTGACGATGGTCGCGAAGAACGCATCGGCCAGGTTGTCGCGATTCTCGTACGACCCGCCGCCGGTCACGATGCAGCCGGGGTGCTTCATCAATTCCTTGATGAGCGGCGTTGGCCGCGGCGTGGTCGTCACAACCGCCTGCGGATTCGCGCCCAAGCGCAAGCCGAACATCGCCTGGTCCCACGATTCCGGGTAGCGCCAGGCTGCGAGTTCATCCGCCCAGAGCTTGCCGTGCTGCTTACCGCGCAAGCGCTCCGGCTCGTCGGCGGAAAAGATCAGCGACCGGCAGCCGTTCGGCCACTCGAGCCGGCGCTTCGATGGGACATAAATCGGACGCTCGCCGCGCGGGCATATCGCCAGGATTCCGGACTCGCCTTCGACCATGACGTCGCGCGCATCGTCGGCCGTTGGCGCAATTAGATTGACGTACCGCGCCGCGCGCTGCCTGACCCAGGCGCGGACGCACTCAGCCCCGCTTCGCGTCTTGCCCCAGCCCCGGCCCGCCTTCATCAGCCAGTAGGTCCACGTCCCCGGCGGCAGCAGTTGCTCCGGTCGCGCCCAGAAGTCCCACTCGTAGGCGAGCGCTTCCTGCTCGTCCTCCGTCAATTGCGACCAGCGCGCCGCCCGAATCTCGAGCGGCAAGCTCAGGAAGTAGCCGGCTTGCGATTGAGTGTCGAACCTCGACGGGATTGTCTGCATCGCCGCTTACGATCGTTCGATCGCCGTAGCGTTTCGGCAGCAGACGGGCGGCAGTCCACTTGCGATTGTCGCACCGCAGTTTTGCGAGTTGAACCTGCTCCGGCGTGAGGTCGTCAACGTCGGCCAGTTCGTCAGCGATGGACTGAATTTCCTCGGCGTATCGCTCGGCGCGATCCGTTGTCGCGCGGTCGTACGCTGCACGCATCTCAGCGTCGTTCTGCATCCAGCGCCAGAAGGTCGTTGACGGCGGCATATCGCCGCCAGAGGCGCAGATCGTCCGGGTACTTTCACCGGCGGCGAGTCGGGCGAAAAATTCCGCCAGGACGTCCGACCTCGCGCGCGTAATGCTGCCACTCTGCATAGCCTCGCCTGACGGTTTGCCCTCCGTCTGGGTCGGACTGTGCGCTATTCCCGCGTCATATCGCAAGTAAATTTTACAGATTGATTTATTTTGGGATGGGCTTCACGATCGACGCGGCGATGGCTTCGAGCCGCTTGCGGTAGTCCTCGAGAGTTTCGTCTGGTCTGATGGGATTTGTTTTTGCAGTTTTCTCTATCAACAGGTTTTGACCTTCTGCCGGCTCGTTCGCGTTTTCGCGCTGTACCCCAACACCTACCCCTCTCCTCTCCACCCCAACACCTACCCCAACACCTACACCAATCAGGTGCGCGCGGTGTGCGCTCGGTGCTTGCGCGGTGCGCGCGCCGTGTGAATAATTTTCAACTCTTTGTTTATCTTCATTTGATGTCCAAGGAGACAGCGGACAAATGCGCCCGAGCCAGCGGCGCGTCTGCTTGAAGCGGGGCAGATGAAGGAAACGCTTGCCCTCGATGTCGTACGGCCTGGCGAGGTCGTGCTCGAGCAGTTCGGTCAAAGTCTTCGCAATAAGCTGATCGGTATTTATCCCGAAGTCGCGCCACAATCGGCGTAACTGGCCGTTGCTGGCCTCCATATTGCCGAGCGTATCAACGGTGAGCAGACAGGCGAGAAAGGCCAAGCGATCGCCGTTATCCTTGAGCGAAATCCAACGGTCTGACGTGAGCAATTCGTCACGAATAATGCGATCTGGCACATTTATCTCGATATTAAAAATGGAGCGCCCGACAGTCCGGCGAGGGAGGGCGACGGACCTTTCGGCATGGGGCCTAG